AATTTCCATTAGTATGGAAGACTGGTGCTACTGAGTATGCTTATATCAATGGGTCTGGAAACACTGGAACCACGGGTATTGAATTGGACGGTACAATTATACACAAGAACGAGAAGGTCATCTCTATTGATGGTCTATTGATTGCTGATCACTTTGTGAACAACTTGGATGAGGCTATGTCTCACTTTGAAGTTCGTTCTATTTATGCTAAAGAGGCTGGTATAGCTCTAGGTACACAATGGGATCAGAATGTATTACAACAGGGACTACTAGGAGCACGATCATCTACTCTAATTACGGGTGGTAATGGTGGTACTGTACTCACTAACTCATCTTATGGAACGTCAGGTTCTACTCTAGGTTCAGGACTCTTTGATGCTGCAGAACAGCTTGATGAGAATAACGTACCTGAGAATGACCGTTATATGTTCGTCCGTCCTGCCCAGTATTATCTAATGGCAGAGACTACTGATCTTATTAACCGTGACTGGGGTGGATCAGGAGTATATTCAGAAGGTGAAGTTATGAAGGTTGCTGGTATTCACATTGTGAAAACTAATAACCTCCCTATTACTAACATAGCTGGTGCTCAAGTATCAACACACGATGTAAATGCAACTACGACTAAAGCATTAGTAATGCATAAGTCAGCTGTAGCTACTGTGAAGCTATTAAATCTAGCTGTTGAAACAGAGTATCAAATTAAAAACCAAGGCTGGATCATTGTAGCTAAGTATGCAATGGGACATGGCTTCATTCGACCAGAAGGTTGTGTCGAATTTAAAACCTCTTAAGGGAAAGGATATAAAATATGACTGATATAGCTAATATCCAATCTCTTGCTATTGCTGCAGATACTGTTACCAATGTAGAATTGTATCAGCCTTATGCTGATAACGCTACGGTTGGTACAACTTTTGAAACAATCTCCAACACCAATGCTGACCAGGTTTTTCCTGTTCTAGCTGGTGCGGATATTGATGTAGTATCTGGTTCCGCAGCCGATGACGTTGGAAGTACTGGTGCAACAAGTGTACGAGTAACGTATCTTGATGCTAATTCAAATCAGGCAACTCAAGATGTTGCTATGAATGGTACGGGTGCAGTTGAAATGACTGAGCAGACTATCTCCTTTATTCAGAAAGCAGAGATTGTTGATTCTGGTACTGGACTTGCTGCTGCTGGTGCTATCACCATTGCTGACGTAACTGGTGGTGGTGTTCATGCACTCATTGATGCAGGATCTAAAGAGTCAGGTAACTGTACTTGGAAGGTTCCTGCTGGTCACACTGGTTATGTTCATGGCTTCTGGTATGATGTAGATGCTGTAGCTGCTGGTGCTGGTACTGCTGAGATTGCTTTACAAGTGGCACACGCTGAGTCTTCTGGAGTTGCTAACTCAGAGACATGGCGTACTGTTGCTAAAGTAACAGTAGTAGAAGGTGACAATGATATTGTTGCTGCTACTGGTGGTAATCAAAATAACATGGGTTCATTTTCCTTTCCAGGAAATATTCCCTTTAAAGTTCCTGCTAAAAGTATAGTACGACTGGCTGCTAAAGCTCCAGCTGCTGTAGCTGTTACTGCAGGTTTCAGTATGTCTGTACAGGGTTCCGGCTCTGGTACGACAATAACAGATAGTTAAACTATTGGGGAGGGCTAGGATAGACTCCCCTTCTTTTCTAATTAGGAGAACAAATTATGGCAGATACAAGCAGAACTGTCACAGATATGGCAAGCAATCTGTTTCAAGACAGTCAGGCTGCTGGATCTATTACGCCTCAGGATCTTAGAGATTTAGTAGAGACTTGCCAAACCAAACAAGGTAGTATATACGTAAGCACAGCAGGTGCTACAACCATTGCAGGACAAGCTAATGTCACACCTAGCTCGCTTACCAACATGGTAGCAGTAGAGACAGCAGCTACATTTACTCTGAGCACAGCTCCAACAGCTAATGAGTTTGATATGAATACAGATGGACAGCTGAGGTACACTGGGACTCCCACTACGAATGTCTTCTTTACAGCTTCAGTAATGCTGGAGATTGTAAATTCTGGAGTTGATCTGGAATTAGTTATGGCTGTAACCAAAGGTGGAACTATAGTAACTGGTGCTAAGACTGGTGGATTCTGTCCCAGAATACATACCAACTCAGTACCTATGTCAGTCTCTGGATTTGCTTCAATGGCTACTAATGACTACTTGAATATATTTGTAGGTAACGTAGATAGTACAGGTAATGTAGTAGCAAGGATGGCCCAACTTACAGCTTTCTCTTTGGTGACTTAAAATGGCATTTATATCACAAGTTCCTATGACAGAACTTCAAGCAGTCAATATACTTTTGGCTGCTATAGGTGAAGCAGCTGTATCTAGTTTAGAAACAGCTACTACTGTGGAAGTTACTCAGGCTAAGAACTTGTTAAGCAACACTAACAGAGCTATACAGCAGAAGGGGTGGCATTTCAATACAGAATGGGATGTTGTTATGACCTTGGATTCTGAGAGTCTAGTGCCAGTAGGTTCTAATATACTGTCTATTATGATTCCCAATAAGCTAACTACTTTAAGAGGACGTTCTGGTTCTCCTTTTCTGTATGACTTAGAGAACAATACGTTCACCTTTGGGAGTGCTCCTAACAATGCTGTTACTATTACACTTCTTGATTTTGTGGATACACCGCATACGTTCAGACAGTATGTAACCGTAAGGTCAGCTAGGATCTTCCAAGAGGAGATCATAGGTCAGGTGTCTGCAGAACAGATAAACAGAATAGAAGAGAGTGAAGCCTATGCAGATCTCTTGGATGATGAGACAGATAGAGCTGGATACAATGTAGGTTATAGTGACATTGAGATGTATAATATAACTAAGAAACATAGGAAGCTCTGGTAGATGCCCCTAATATCTGAACAAATAAGTAACCTAATAAATGGTGTTTCACAGCAACCTCCTAGTTTAAGATTAGCTTCTCAATCACAAGTACAAGAGAATGCTATGGTTACTGTTGCTGAAGGTCTAAAGAAGAGACCACCATTAGAGCATGTAACTAAGCTCAGCAATAAGACAGATACAGATGCTAAGGTTCACTTCATAAACAGGGATGCTGATGAAAGATATGTAGTTCTAGTAACTTCAGATCAGTTTGGTTCTGAATTCGCTGATGCCTTCTCTGGAACAGAGATGGAGATGTTTAGTTTAGATTCTCCTGTTAACACTTGGGACTCCTCCTTTAGTGTAGCCTTTGGACCACAAGATTATACTCGTGTTATTGGTGGTATAGCCTCAGGTGAGAACGTAGAATACATTACAGTTAATGATGCTAGGGATAACCTAAGGTTATTCACAGTAGCTGACACATCCTTTGTACTAAACAAGACCACGGTAACAGCTAAGAGTACCAATACGGCAGCCTCACGTGCTCCTGAAGGCATTGTTTTTCTTAAGCAGGCATCTAATGCCACTACATTTAAAGTCTTCATAGATGGAGCTGATGTAGGCTCTATAACTAACAGTAATAGTGCTGATACACTAGTGACCAACATAACTACTGCTATGGCTACTCCAGGCTTTACTATTACTAAGTTTGGTAGTAGTAATGTCCATGTTACCAAGAATGATGGATCAGACTTTACGTTACACGCTGAAGCTCCATCAGCTAACATGATAGCCATTAAGGATACTGTTGTAGACTTCACAGAACTCCCTGCTAGAACCAAAGATGGTTTTATTATTAAGGTCACAGGTGATCCTGGTAGCTCTGCAGATGACTACTGGTTAAAGCATAACAATCAATCAGATGTAGATGTAGGAGAATGGGTAGAGACAGTAGAACCAGGTCTAGCTAATACTATTGATCCTACTACTATGCCTATTAAACTCACTAGATCTGCCCCTGATCCTTGGGATGATGCTTTTGCGGATGACTATGGTAATCCAGAGTTCTCCTTATCCCAGATTACATGGACAGATAGAGTAGTTGGAGACTTAGAGACAGCTCCTGATCCTTCTTTTATTGGAGAGAGACTTAATGATATGTCTTTCCATAAGAACAGATTAAGTTTCCTAGCTGGTGAGAATATTATACTTTCTGAGTTAGGTGAGTTCTTTAATTACTATGCTACAACGGCTACTGATCTTTTAGATACAGACATGATTGATCTGGCTGCACCTACTAATGAAGTAAGTATACTACAGAACTTTGTACCCTTCAATGAGAACCTGATGATCTTCAGTGACTTTGCTCAGTTTAAATTATCAGAGTTTGCTGCTGGTGGACTCACTCCAACGAATGCTAAGTTGTCCCTACTAACACAGTATCAACATGAGAAGCTTGTAACACCTGTCATTAACGGTAGAAAGCTTTACTTTAGTGATGAGAATGATGGCTTCAGTGTTATACGAGAGTTTGGTGTCATAGAAGATTTACAAGAAGAGACAGCTGAAGATATTACAAGTCATATCCCTAGTTACATTAAGGGTAAAGGCTTTTCTATCGTGGCCCATGAAGAGTTCTTATTTGTGTTATCAGATGAGAATCTAAATGAAGTCTTTACTTATAAGTTCTTATTCCAAACTGGTCAAAAGAAGTTAAGCTCATGGGGAAAGTGGGTTTTTAAGCCTGAAGAGAAGGTCATAGGTATTAAGATCATAGAACATATTGCATACTTTATTATAGTAAGACCTGATGGTACATACCTAGATAAGATGTCCTTACAGGATGCTAACCTAGTAGGTCTCACGGAGACTCCTACTCAGCTTCCCTTTAAGGTACACCTTGACAGACTAGTAGAGTCTAGAGGTGTCTATAATTCAGTAACGAATAAGACTATCTGGTATGTGCCTTATCCTGATAACTTTGGATCTACCTTTAGAGTAGTCCTTGGTCCTCAATGGGTAGGTAGAGAAGGTTCCTTAGTACAAAATGTAACCCAGATTCACACCAATACTATGGTTATGGTTGTTGCTTCTGGTGACTTCTCTACATACGATGTATTCATAGGTAAAGAGTACCAGTTCCTGTATGAGTTCACAGAGCCTACCATTAAGACAGAAGTACAAGGTAGATTAAGTTCTCTCTCAGGTGGTGTACTGAAGATCCGTAAGTTTAATATAGATTATTTTAAGACAGGCTACTTTAAGATGAGGGTAACTGCTCCAGGAAGAGAGGCTTTTAATCATGTCTTCACTGGACGTATCCTTGGTTCTTCTTTGAATAGAATTGGAACTATACCATTTGAGACAGGCAGTTTCAAGAAGCTTATTCTCTCAGATGCTAAGGCTCTTAAGGTAGAATTATTATCAGACTCATACCTCCCCTGTGCCTTCACTGGTGCTGACTGGGAAGGTAATTATGTAGTTCGTACAACAAGTAGAAGGTAAACATGAAGCCGTACCATAGAGTATCTACCTTAGAGGACATGGCATACTTGTCATTACACCTAAGGTATGAAGATAAACGTGAAGTAGAAACACTAGGACATACTCCTGAGAGAGCCTTAGCTTTAGGCTTTGGTAACAGTAGGATATGTAGGTCTATTCTAGACAAACGTGGCCTAGTAGTTGGAGTCTATGGTGTAGTCCCCTTGTCTGATACTATAGGACAAGTATGGATGTTAGGATCAGAGGGACTGGTTAAGATCAAGACTTCATTCTTGAAACAATCAAGGTCAGAGGTAGAAGGTATGAATGAGATATACCCTCACCTCTGTAACTTTATAGATAGCCGCAATGATGTTCACCTCAAGTGGATACGCTGGTGTGGCTTTAAGATAATTGGAGAGAAGATGATTAATAATGTGAAGTTCTATGAATTCTGTAGGGTAGCTTAATGGCTGGAATGGAGGCACTCTATGCGGCTCAGTTTGTAATTGGAGCAGCTTCAGCAGCTAATCAGGCTCAAGTTGCTGACATGGAAGCACAGGAACAACGAAGACAGGCTAATCTACAAGTAGCTATTAACAACAGACTTGCATATAATGCCCACTTAAGTCTTAATGCACAGCAATCTCTAGAGTTCTCTAAGTTTGGTTTTGAGAAGTTTGAGTTAGCTAAAAGCATACGTAGTGAAAGAGCTAAGGTTGAAGCCATAGCTGCTAGTTTTGGTGGAAGCTTTGGACAACAGGGAGGTTCCTTTGATGCTACTATCATTAACATGAATAGACATGGCAGTACTGCTCTTGCTCGTAAAGACTTTAACTTTAAGATCTTAGCTACTAACTTTAATACGAAGCATGAAAATATCACCTTACAAACTCAGAGTAAAAACAATCAAGCATTCTCAGGCTTAAGTACTGGCAGCAGCCCACTAGGTACAGGATTACAAATTGCAGGTTCAGCTATTAATTCAGCTGTAGCCTATGAAACAGGTACACGTTAATATGCCACCAGCCAGTAAGTTATTTACGCTAGACCCAATCAATACAACACTCACGGCTCCCACTACAGATTTCCAAGTACAAGGACCAGCAGATAGATCCGTAGCTAAACAACAGTTAAATAGAGGTTTAGCTGTATTTGCTAATGCTGTGGGTAATGCTGGTGAGCTTGCTAAACAGAGGCGCATTAAAGCAGACACAGATCTAGCTGAGAATGCAGCTATTAGAGGAGACTCTAGACCTGAAGGCCTCCTTGGAGTAGCTAGTAGAGCTTTTGATAGAGTAGTAGATGCTAATGCAGCTAATAAGAAATTAGAAGAAATCGATGCTTATGCACAAGGAGCTGACGGTTTTAATGATGTCAACTCTGAAGGACCACTAAGTGCTAAGTTGGCTCAGGTCCAACAGAAGTATGATAGGTTTCTAGCAGAAGGTTTACGTGAGGGCGGTGATCCTACTGTATCCCAACAGTTCACGTTGGGTGTGAATAAGAGACTACAGGCAGTTAAGAAAGAGATCAATGCTGTTGATCTTCAGCGTAGTCAGAGAGTAATTATTGAACGAGTACGTACTCAAGTAGATGAATTAGTTACAGTCTCTAAAGACTCTGAAACTCCTTTGGAAGACATGAGAGTTCCTCTGATGATCACTGGCTTTGCTAAGGAAATTGAATCCTTTGATGTACAGATAGGTGCTGGAGAAGCTAAACTGCTAGTGTTCCAGATGATAGCTCAGAATGAAGACATGCTTCTTGAACCAGAGTTTGTACATAGTCTACTCAAAACTCCATTTGCTAAGGATATTACTTTTAATACCCTTCTAGCTAAGTCAGATAAGGAAGGTACGGCCTTTGCTCAGATTTATAAGACATATGTAGCAGCCTCTAAAGCAGCCTTTAAGCTTGCTGATGACAATCAGACAGCCGCAAATGCGGAGAATAAAAAAGCTATTACAGATGGTATTATGGATGACACCATCCGTAGAGGTGAGACATCTGCGGAAGGAGTAGCTCAGTCTTTGGTGTCTTCAGGACACTTCAAACTACCGGCAGCTCTTCTCTATGAGGAAAATCTACAGAAGTATATGGACCGTAATATTAAGGCCCAACGTGGGAGTGTTGAACATCTAAAAGTATTAGAACTAATCCAACATCAGATAATTACAAAAGATACTGCTTTGGATTCTATGTCTATAGCTGCAGGACTTAATCCTGATCTAGTACCTAATCTTAAGTCTTATATGACAGAAGAAGGTAAACAGAAACTAGCCTTTATTAAGTCTTATCAAGATCAAATTAAAGATTTATCTAAGAATGTCCTAAGTCTCTCTAAGCTAGCATTAGGATCTAAAGCTAAGAAAATATTAGCAGGGACTTCAACAGGTACGGTTGAAGAAACTAGGGATGCTCTTCTTGGGATGGGATTAGAACCGATCAAGGTTAATAGAATAGTCAAACAAGTTCAAGATTTACATAATGGTATGAATAAACTAGCTGAGAAAATGGGTGTTGCTGACTCTATAGCAGACAAAGCTGACGGTTCTGTATCTGATGAACGGCTAACACAGTTTCAGAATGTCATGGAAAAGCAGATTGATCTTTTAGTTAAAGAGATTGATTCGAAATTAGGAATTCAGCCTCGCCCTGATACTCCAATAAAAATGGGAGAAACAGGACAACTAGAATTTCCTGTGATTTCTACTAGTTCTGAATATCCATTAGTGGTTAATCAGTCCTCAGATATCTTTGGGACTCTCAAGGAAGACGGCACAGGTGCTGCTAATATTGGAGGAGGATCAGGAGCAAGTACTTTTACTACACCAGATGTCTCCTTTTCACAGTACGGTAACTTTACCTTGAAGGCTTTAGTATTGGATGCTGTTACTAAACATTCACCTGAAGCTCTAGCTGAGATGGCAATTAAGGCTGCTGAACAGCAACAACAGCAGAAAGAACAAGCTAGACTAACAGACACTTCTAGACCTCTCGCTGACCGTAATGTGGAAGCAGGTAATAGTATCTTTAGAGTAGGTGACTTCCAGTTAACTGTAGATAGCTTTAATGCAGCAGCAGATTTTGTAGAAAACAATGTATTTAATAGACTAGTAGATTTCGTTCAGAAAGCTCAGATATTTGATGATGGTATTCAAATGCCAGATAGAGTTACTCCTAAGATACTTGCTGAACAAGAACCACAAAGAACTAATGACGAGCTAGCTAAGGCACTAGGTTTTGGTGAGGAAACTGATATCCCAGATAAACAGATACCTAATGAAAGGACTCCAAATGAAGAAGATACTAGTATTTCTAGTACTGTTCCAGATGCTGTACCTGGGAGCACTGAACCTGTTCCTGTAGCTGACGCTTCTAAGAAAGAAGCACAACCAGTTATTGAAAGCTTGCTTGATTCAATCTATATTGCTGAAGGTAAGGATAAAGCTAGTGTTCCTTTTGGAATGTTTACGGAAGACTTTAAAACTAGACGGGATAATGGTGAACAAATACCAGTGGCTGAAGCTAGAGAAGAAACAGCTAAACACTTAAATAGACATATTAAATTATGGGAAACAAATAGTTCTAGGAATGTGGATCAAGCTGAAGAACGGGGTTTAGTTAATGCCAACCCTGAACAGACTGAAGCAATTCAAGAAGGGAAGTTTACTCCTGAGTTCTTAGAGTGGTATGGAGAAATCTATGCACCATCTTCATCAGTTAACAACAACCTATCAGCAGCTGAAAAGACTAAAAATGTAAATTGGCTAAAGAATGTAACTAGTAATATAAAATCTAAAGTTACTCCTGTTCCAAGCATAGAAGAAAGTCCAAATCTTAAGGTGTCTGCATTAGAAAAAATGTTTGGAACATCTGAAGCTGAGGCTAGTCAGATTCAAATGATGGGAAATACTACAGGTAAGCCTAAAGAAATTAGTCCTACAGTATATAAAATTAAACAAGGTGACAGTCTCTCTAAGATAGCTAAAGCTAACAACATGACTGTCCAAGAGCTACAAAAACTTAATAATATAAAAGATGTAAATAAAATTAGAGCTGGTCAAGTAATAAACGTGGGGAAATTTTCTATGAATCCTAAGTCTCCACAGGTTCCTGATGATGTGCCTAAGATATTTGAAGAAAACATTATTCCTATTTATGGGTCTCATGCTAATGCAGCCCTTAATCATATCAGGGCTTCAAGGTATGAAGCCGCTGGTGAGCCTGTTCCTGACTATTTAAAAAAGACTATTACAGAAAAATCCTTTGCTCCTGATGTCCTTAATTCAGTAAGAGTAGCAGCTTATAAAGCTCTTATTAATAACAGACCAACTAGTTATAAAGATTATGGTGATGCTTGGAAATTAGTTTATGGAGGTGAAAGAAGTAAACTAAGTTATACTCAACAAGTACTTAAGACGTTGTCATCGTTTTTTGATCCTGGAATGGCAGCAGCTTTTACTATTGGAGAATCAGGAGGAGTAGTAGTTAGAAATGGAAACTTAATGATTGTTGGAGATGAATTTAATTTTCCAGAAATAAAAGAAAAGACAAAAGACGGTAGTTTTTGGCTTGAATTTAATTCATGGTTTGCTGATAAAGATGCCTCTAAAGAAGGTAAAGGTGGCATGTTTAGTGTTACTCCTAAGAATAGACAAAAGATTGAGATTAATCTTGGCCCTATAGCTGATGTTAAAAGATATGCTAATAGTCTTAAAAATAAAAAAGTTAAAAAGGGTAAATTATAAATGGTAGAGTTTAATTTTGATCCAGATCAATTAACTGATAACTATGCAGCTAATAAAGTTTCTCGTGATGCTTATGAAGATTCTGAAGAGTATGCTCAGGATGTACAGGCAGAGTCTTTTAGAGCTGAAGTAGCTCCAGTAGCTACCAAAGAGACAGCTAAGGCTGCCAATAATGATGACTCTGGGATCATAGGAAGCACAGTAAACTTTGTTAAACATGCAGGTATTGGTGTCGCTAAAGGTGTGGAGGAGATAGGTCAGACGTTGAGAATATTTGGCGATGATGCCTTTCATCTTCCTAAGCCTGAGACTACAGCTGAGTCCCTAGCTCAAGGTTTTGGACAGTTCCTACCTGCGTTTATTCCTGCAGCTGGAGCACTGGGAGTAGGTATCAGAGCTGCTGGTTTAGTAGGTAAGACTAAGAAAATTAGAACAGCAGTAGAGTTTCTTAAAGGCTCCGCTGCTGGTGCAATTGCAGATGCTTCAGCCTATGATCCTAAAGATCCCAATGTAGCTAACTTCTTGTTAGTCACTGGTGCTATCTCTCAAGACTCTGGTGCTGGTGCAGCTATTAAAACTCTTCTAGCCCAAGATAATTCAGATACAGAAGCTATAGCTAGAATTAAAGCTGCTGCTTCAGGACTCATAGCAGGATCTATAGTGACAGGTATCATTAAAGCTACTGGTCATGCTGTAACAAGAGTTAGAGGCGAGATTACACATGTAGATGGTACACCTATCGAGGTACTTAAAAAGTCATCTGAAGTAGAAGCTAATACATTTACTGATGGCGTACTAAAGTCTAAAGGTATAGATGTTGGAGATGGTGGTCCTACATACAATATTTCTCAAGAAATGAATAAGAAGTTTGGAGAAGGTTTACCTAGCATAGAAGGTTCTTTTAAGGACACAGCTGAGAGATCTCAGAATGATTATGTAGCTCCTTTTGAGAAACTAACTCCTGAGCAACAATTAGATTTCCAACGTATTACACAGAAATGGGCTAAGACTCGTGAAGTAGCTCCAGTAGATCTTAAGACAATTGAATCTATGAACTTATTAAAGCTTAAGACACGTTCTGATGTCAGGAATATGCTTCAGTTTATGAGTACTAGGATGGGACTCAAGGATCTAAAGGGGCCTAAAACATCCTTTAAAGACTTAGATACCTCCTCAGGAGCTGCAGAAATGCTAGGGCTTCCTAATAAGGAAATGGTTAGAATTATAGACGAACAGGGAGGCAACATCCGGAATGCTATGAGATACGTAGGGGCTGCTCGTGCCTTCTCTTCAGCTGCTATGAAGAAAGCTGAAGTTTCATTTGAAGCCTTTGTAGCTACTGGTAAGAGTGTTGACTATGAAGAAGGACTTACACATACTGAGATGGCTTACGATATGCTAGCTGCTGGTGGTGATCTTGCTAAAGCTTCTTCAGATCTCCTACGGAGTCACAAGAATTTAGTTGATGACGCTACTGCCCTTGCTGATGTTAAGAAAGCCTTACGTCATTCAGTGATTTATAATGACCCAGAATTATCTATTAGACAGGCTGGCTTCTTTGTTAATGCTGTTAAATTAGATACCGTAAAGATTACTGCTAAGTTTCCTGGTGGAGCTAAACAGACCAGAAAGATTCCTAAGATCGAAGGTGAGTCTTCTGCTGATTTTAAGAAGAGAGCCATTATGGAAGCTAAACGGGCAGAGTTTGATGACATAGCTAATGCTACCAATAAGCAGGCTGTTACTAGAGCTAATGCTATGAACAAGAGTTTCAAGGCTAGAGGCAGAGATGCAATGTTGGAGATCTATATTAATGGTCTTCTCTCTAGTGCTAAAACCTTTGAAGTTAACTTGTTAGGTAACTCTACAGCTATAGTTACAAGTGTTATTGAGAGGTCTTATGCAGGTTTTATTAAGAGAGGTGGGGAAGTTACAGGTCAAGAAGCTGCACAACTAGCTAAAGGATTCTGGAATCAGATCACTGCTTTTGATGACTTGTGGAAACTCATGAAACTATCATGGGACAAAGGACCAACAGGTAACATGAAGCAGGATTTTATTAAACCTCGTGATAGAACTCTATCTGCTGAAGGAATGCGAGTAGGTGGTAATTTAGGTAAGGCTATCAATGTCTTTGGTAGTGTAGTAAACTTTCCAGGTAGAATACTGCTCACTGCTGATGATATTTTTAAAGCTGTCAATAGTGGAGCTGAGAAAAGAGCACTGGCCTACCGTAAGGCTGTACGAGACACAGGTACACAAGGAGAAACTGTACAAGATGCTGTAGCTGTTCAAAATAGATTCAATGAGATCTACAAGAATATAGAGGATCATGAAGATATCCTAGAGGGTGCTAAGAGTTTTGCAGAGAAGAACACTTTCACAAATCCTCTTCAGATGCACCAAGTAAAACAAGCAGACGGCACGTTTAAGCCTATGCCAGGACTGGGTTTACGTCTTAAGGCTGTACTAGACTCTGATCCTTCAGGTATCGCTAGAGTCTTTGTACCTTTCTTCCAGACACCTGCTAATTTGCTTAACTTTGCATGGGAACGAACACCAATACTACGTAAGCTTAACAAGGGACTACAAGCTGAACTCTCTGCTGATGCCCCTGCTGCTGTTAGAGAGCTGGCTGAAGCTAAGGTTGCAACATCACGGGTCATGTGGGCTACTACGTTTGGATTAGCTATGAGTGGTAATTTCACTGGTGGGCCTCCTGCAGATAAGAACTTAAGGGAGACACTAGAAGCGGACATGGGTGGAAATCCTCACTGGTACAGCTTTCAATTAGGTGGTAAGTGGTACAAGTATGATAGATTTGATCCTATTGGGGTAATCATAGGAGCCTCAGCTAACATGGCTATTATGGCTAAGGCTTCCATGAATCTTGCAGGATTACAGGATGAGGACGATGAATCTGGAGCAATACGTGAAGAACAATTAGCAGTCCTAGAAGCAGGAACAATAGGTATGGTTAAGCTTATAGCTGATAGACATTACCTACAGAGCTTTTCAGAGATGCTTGCTGTATTTTCTGGAGAAGGTAGTACTTTAGGTAAGGTTCAGAAGGCAGGGGAGAAGGTATCTTCAGTCTTTAACCCTATTCAAGCTCTTAGTACAGGATTCTATTCTAGTTTTAGACGTAATATTACACAAGGACTAGAGCCTGAGAAGTTAACTAAGTTACAAAGAGGAGAGATTAAAGACTTTGAGGATGTTGTTGAAGAGATGAAGACGATCTTTGAAGAAGGTCTGAGAAGAGTAACTCCTGGTTATGGTACTAAGCTTCCTACTAAGAATCTAGCAGGAGAAACAGTCTTATATCCTGGTATGAATTATGAACTAGATAGAAAGCCCTTTCAAATACTAGGTAACATAGCTAAGTCAGTATTTGCTCCTTCTGCGGGAAACACTCCTTCCAAAAGTCCTTTGATTAATGCTTTGGCTCGTCTACAGTCTACTACCGGGCAACCTTCAGGGGTTAATCGGATCAATGGTATACTACTAACGGATGAAGAAAAGGGATATTTTGTGGATACTTGGACAGATAGAAACAAAAGATTGAACGCTTTTGTTACTTCTAAGAATTTTCTTAGTCTGCCTGAGGGTCTCCAAAGAGATATTGTAGAGAATCAGATAAATGGTAATAAACGTCTAGCTTCTAAACTTACTATGGTTAAATTTAATAGAATCTTTAAAGGCGCACTAGATCTCAAACGTAATGATCTGTTACGGAAGACTGAAGACGTTCCCAGAGGACTTAACCTAGCTAACATAAGAGGACAATAATGGCATTCTACGCTAAAGACATATACACTGCTGATGGAAGTACTCAAAGTTTTGCAGTAACCTATCCATTTATCAGTAGAGACCATGTGTCTGTCACGGCTGATGGTGTTGCTGCAACCTTTACATGGGTTAATGATGGTCAGATTACCATCACTAGCCCTGCTGCTTTAGATGGTGAGATTTTAATTATTAAACGTAACACAAGTCCTGAGACACTCTTGGTTGACTATGTAGATGGTAGTAATTTAACTGAGACTGACCTTGATTTGGACAGTAAGCAAGCCTTTTTTCTTGCTCAAGAGAACAATGACGAGCAAGCACTGATAGATGTTACCTCTGTAGCTACCTCAACTAACATCTTTGTAGCTGATGGGACTGATTTTAACAGTGTGGCTGTTACTGGTGATGTTACAATCACTAGTGCTGGGGTTACAGCTATAGGTGCTGATAAGATTACTGGTGCTAACCTAGCAGATGAGGCAATTAACTCAGAACATTACACTGATGGTAGTATAGATTTAGCTCACATGAGTGTTAACAGTGTGGACTCAGATCAGTATGTAGACGGAAGTATAGATTTAGCCCACATGAGTGCCAATAGTGTAGATACAGCTAAGATAGTAGATGATGCTATCACTACTGCAAAAGTAACAGATGCAAATATTACGCTTGCAAAGATAGTGTCTGCAAGTGCAAGTAATAAAATTCTTGGGAGAGTTGGAAGTGGAGCAGGAGTATTTGAAGAAGTAACTCTACAGACTACTTTATCTAGTACTGATGAAGCTATACCTACGTCTAAAGCTGTAAGAGATGATATTGTTGCTATTGTTAATGCTGTGGGTGGTTTTGTAGCTATTGCATCTGAAGTTACCTTTCCAAATGCACACCCAGATCCTGATGATGGTGCAGGTACTGTAGTGTCTATAGCAAACGCAGGAGGAGTTGTCGTTAATGGCTCTGGAGTATCTACTACTGGTAGAACTGTTGGTGGAACTACTGTAACTATTACTGGTATTCCTGCTACTTATCAGAGTACTACTATAGCTGATGGTCTTGGTATGCAAGTAATAAGTACTACTACTTTAAATACATATACATACCATAAGATAGCTGCAAAAGAAGGAGATACAAATACTGTAGCAACTTCTATTGCCAATGTCAATACTGTAGGTGCTGCAATTGCCAATGTTAATACAACTGCGGCTAACATAGCAGGTGTTAACTCATTTGCCGAAAGATATCGGATTGCTTCAGAAGCTCCTAGTTCTAGTCTCAACCAAGGTGATCTGTATTTTAATACAACTTCTAACGAACTTCAATCTTATGGAACAAGCTGGCAAGCCGTAGCAATATCAGCAGCAAACCAAGCAAATATAAATATAGTTGCTGGCGATGTTGTGTATTCTGAAGATTTAGGTTCAATAGCTGATGCTATTACTACTTCTAGTGGTAGTGACATTACAACCGTAGCAGCCGCAATAGCTAACATAAACACGCTAGCAGCAGCCGCAGTAATTACTGATATGGCCCTACTAGGTACAGCAGCTGTAGTAGCTGACCTAAATATACTTGCCACAGCAGATGTAGTTGCCGATATGAATGTGCTAGCAACAGCAGATGTAGTTAGTGACATGAATGTACTAGGTACAGCAGATATAGTTAGTGACATGAATGTACTAGGTACATCAGCAAATGTAACTGCCATGTCCACTGTAGCTACATCTATAGCTAATGTTAATAGATATTCGAATGAGTATACGATTGCATCTTCTACTCCAGGCTCTCCATCCTCAGGCGATCTTTGGTATGACAGCTCCAATAACTTAATTAAATACTACAATGGTTCTGCTTTTGTAACAATTGCACCTGGAATTGCAGATGTAGTATCAGACAGTTCTCCTCAGCTAGGTGGTGCGTTAGACGGTCAAAATAATAATCTTACAAATATTGGCACAGTTAGTGGCGATAACTTACAAATGGATTTTGGGAGCATTGCATAATGGCTAAAAAACTACAATTACGGGGAGGAACAACTTCTCAACATTCAAGCTTTACAGGTGCAGCTAGAGAGGTCACGGTTGACACCACTCTGGATATTCTAGTGGTTCATGATGGTTCCACGGCAGGAGGTATTCCACAAGGTGCTCTTGTGTTAGATACTACCCCACAACTAGGAGGAGATCTTGACTGTAATGGCGCACAGATCCAGTGGAGCAAAGGATCTGATGTGGCATCAGCTACTGCCTTACCACTTTTAACGGATGGTAATTACTTTGATGTAACTGGTACGGCAACGGTTACCTCTTTTAATGCCACAGGTGGGCCGGGTACGCAAGTTAAACTTCACTTTGATGGAGCTTGTACTTTAACTCATAACTCCGATTTAATTTTACCCGGTGGTGCTAATATCGTTACTGCTGCTGGAGATGAGGCAGACTTTATCGAGTTTGCGGCTGGTGACTATAGGTGTACATCTTACACTAAAGCAACTGGTGGGCCTGTTTTGATACCTGCTAATTCTATTGATTCAGATGCCTATGTTAATGGCAGTATAGATGAAGTACATTTATCTGATAATAGTGTAGACAGTAGGGCGTATGTAGATGCTTCAATAGACGCTGAACATCTGAGTGCAACTGCATTAAATCTAGATGCTACACCGGGGACAGACCATACAGCAGTTGGCCCACAAACAAACACATTAGCGGCTGGATACGGATCGGCTGCGATGGACTTAGTTGTGCTGGGTAGTGCTAGCAAATGGCTAGAAGCCGATGCAGATGCAGCGTCTACAAGTATCAATCTTTTAGGTATTGCGCTGGAAGCTAAGACTGACACACAAGCTATGCTAGTGGCGTTATCTGGTAGTTTTGTAAGAGATGACACATGGAACTGGACACCGGGTGTCCCACTTTATATAAGCGGAACGCTTGGAGCGATCACAGCAACAAAACCTACTGGCAGTGGGGATATTGTGAGAACGGTTGGATATGCAGTTACTGCTGACATTATCTTTTTTGCTCCTTCATCTGATTATGTGACTCTAGCGTAAGGTAAATAATGGCAACTATAGCGACAATAAACGGAATAGCAGAAGACAATATAAGCCATCACAATGGCGGGTCAGCAGATCTTTATACATCTAAGAACGGTGATACTTGGGGTCATGTAGCTTGGACAGTAGCCACCGGAGGAAGCATAGCTACTGTAGGGAATTACAAAATTCATACATTTACCTCATCAGGAACTTTTAATGTTACAACTCTTGGCGATGATGCAATTGCTGAATATCTTGTAATTGCTGGTGGAGGTGCTGGGGGTGGTCAATATGTAGGCGGTGGGGGTGGTGCGGGTGGCTATAGAACGGCTACCGGACTGTCTATAGGAGAAACTTCATACTCGATAACAGTTGGTGGGGGTGGTGCGGGTGTTCAAGGAGATGGCTCAAACGGTGCTAATAGTACTTTCTCAAGCATTACAAGTTCTGGTGGTGGCAAAGGAGGCACCAATGGCACGGGGCTTACAGTCGGAGCGGCTGGAGGATCAGGCGGTGGTGGATCAGGGTCAAACGGGAGCGCGTATGGCGGTGCAGGAAACTCAGGTGGTTTCTCGCCAGTTGAGGGTTACGCTGGCTCTCAGGGTTCCTTATCTTCCACTTACGGGTCAGGCGGTGGTGGTGGCGCTGGTGGGATTGCGGGGGCGGCTTCTGGTTCTGTCGGTGGTGCTGGTGGAGTAGGGCGGTCAAGCTCCATAACGGGTAGCGGTATTTATCGTGGTGGTGGTGGCGGTGGCTCAATCTATAGTTCAGGAACACCCGGTGCTGGTGGTAATGGCGGAGGCGGGGCTGGTAGCCTTGGCGGAGCAACTAGCGGCACAACAAATACGGGAGGCGGTGGTGGTGGTGCAGAAAGAAACGATACCGGTATTGCGGGTTCCGGTGGGTCTGGAGTAGTAATCATTAAATATTTATTCCAATAGGTGAATGATGGCGCATTTTGCAGAAATAAATGAAGATAGCATTGTAACCAGAGTAATAGTAATCGAGCAAGAGATGGTTGATTCTGGCAACTGGGGAACCCCTAGTAGCTGGGTGCAGACTTCTTATAACACCCGTGGCGGCAAGCATTACGATCAAGATGGCGTAGAAGATTCTGGTGTAGCCCTGCGATATAACTACGCAGGTGTAGGGTCTACATATGACACAGGCAGGGATGCTTTCATAGCTCCTAAGCCTTATCCATCTTGGCTGTTAGTAGAATCTACGTGCCAGTGGGAATCTCCAGTGGCTTATCCTAGTGACGATAAAATGTATACATGGGATGAAGATATAACTAACTGGGTAGAAGTAACAGAGTAAATGGAGAAGATCCTAGAAAGTGCATGGGCCTTATTTGTAGCCATAGGGTGGTTCTTTATAAATAGGATCACAGCTAAGGTTGACGCATTGGAAAAGGAGAAGGCTGACGGCTCCACTGTGGGCAGACATGCAGGATTGATACATGAAGTAGACCGTAGGATAGATGAGTTACAGCATACTACAGTACCACGACAAGAGTACAAGTCTGATATAGCTGGTCTTCATATTCGAGCTAATGAGCTGGAGAGGTCTAAAGAAGATAAGGTAACAGACATACGTATAGTTAGTGGTGATGACTTTAATACTCCTAAAAAAGGGAAGTAAGTGGATAAAATTAATGAGGTAGTTATTGCTGTATCCAGTGGAACACTTGGAGTCTGCTTATGGATCTGTAAACGTATGTTTAAATCTATTGATGTGGCCCATGAGCGTCTCGATAAGCTTGAATCTAAACAAGTAGATAGGCAGTACCTAGAGAACCAATTAAGTCCCATTAGGGTCGATGTGAACATAATACTTCAACATTTATTAGCTAATAAGAATCGGGAGAAATAGGTGGACAGGATTACCAAGGAAGTCATAAAGGAAGCTAAAGATAGACTAGTAATAGTAGAGTGGATAGATGCTTATGATAGCTCAGAAGAGTTAGACATTACAGACATCACACTAGTTAAACAGGTATATGAGACCTCAGGGTTCTTTGTGGAAATCAAAGATGACCACATGATCATAGGTTATAATAGAGAAGTGCCTTTTAAGAATGTCTATAAAGGGTATGGGGCTATCCCAATAGCTCTAGTTACTAATGTATCAATAATGGATAGGAACTGTAAATAATGGACGTAATAAATAGATATCCGTGGACAATGGCAGTAATGCTGGTTGTAGGATGGTGTCTTGGTTACTATGTTTGTACACCTAACTAAGGGAGAGAAGTAATGGAAATGTTTATGAGCCAGAGTTGGTTCCAGATTGTAGGGGAAGTTGTGTTGATGTTTACGGCTCTAACAGGAGCAATGCCTGACAGATTTGTTAATAAAATCCCTGTCTTAGGTAAGCTATGGCCTATCTTTAATTGGCTAGCTGGTAACGTCTTTAATAACGTCAATCATCCAAAAGGGATGGCTGCATTAAGAGAAGTAGAAGATGAACTCGATAAAGCTAAAGCTGAAGTTAGGGATCGTGTTAAACTCCCTGATGTTCTTGACGGGGTGTAGTATACTCCCTGAACTAGTTGCTCCTGCTACTAACTTTGGGATGGGACTTTACAATGCTGATTCATATTACTCGAAAGAGTGCTTATGGTATGAAGAAGTAAAGTTTAGTCCCACCACTAAAGAGTGGCTAAAGAGTGCAAAGCCCCCTGCCCATGTAATTAAAGATGTGGCTAAGGTGGCTAGAAACAATGATCTATTTAAAGAGGTATGTAAGAAATGAGTAATGCAACCGTTAATGAACTCGGTAAGCTGCATGGCATCATAGCGAAAGCTCTTGCTGATCAGATCAAGAATGGAACCAAAGTGGAGAATAAAGATGGAAAGCTTGAAACAATATCTGCTCCAGCATCCGTACTTAACGTGGCTCGTCAATTCTTACGAGACAACAACATTGAGTGTATGGGTGCTGCTAATGAAGATATAACTGCAATAACAGAGGATTTACCTTTTGATGAAACACCAAGGGAAACAGCAAGACCCAATTAAGAGGGATTTTAGGAACTTCCTATATATAGCTTGGAAGCACCTTGCTCTCCCTCCTCCCACTCCAATCCAATATGATATAGCAGAGTACCTCCAACATGGTCCTAAGAGACTAATTATCCAAGCCTTCCGAGGTGTTGGTAAAAGTTGGATTACCTCTGCATATGTCGTATGGAAGCTACTAGTAGATCCACAAGATAAATTTTTAGTAATCTCAGCATCCAAACAGAGGTCCGATGACTTTAGTACATTCACCAAAAGAATTATCCACGAAATGCCAATCCTCCAGCACTTACGTGCACGAGAGGACCAGCGTAACTCCAATGTGGCCTTTGACGTTGCTCCTTCTCGTGCTGCCCACGCTCCTTCTGTCAAGTCTGTTGGTATTACTGGGCAGATTGTCGGTAGTAGAGCACACACTATAATAGCGGATGACGTTGAAGTACTCTCTAATGCCCTTACTCAGGTCATGCGAGACAAGCTAGGAGAGGTAGTAAAAGAGTTTGATGCGGTAGTTATGCCTAAGGTTGGACGTATAGTCTACCTTGGGACACCCCAAGTAGAGGAAAGTCTCTACTCTAACCTACAGGATAGGGGCTACAAGTGCCGCATTTGGCCTGCATTGATGCCTAATGCAAAGCTTAAGGAGTTCTACGCACATAGATTAGCTCCCTTTATAGACCAACTGGAGCTGCCTGTGGGTGCTCCTACAGATCCACTGAGGTTTGATAGTTTAGACTTAGAAGAACGTAGGGCTTCATATGGTAACTCAGGGTTCTCCCTGCAGTTTATGTTGGATACTTCTGGTGAAGATGACCAGAGATACCCACTTAAATTAGCTGATCTCATAGTAATACCCTTGAGTACTGAGAGTGGACCAGGACAAGTCCTATATGGTAAGGATGATCTACTAGATCTACCTGCTGTGGGTCTCACTGGAGACTACTTCTATAGGGCTATGAATGTATCACAGGATTACTTTACATACACAGGGTCTGCTATGCACATAGATCCATCAGGTAGAGGTCAGGATGAAACTGGTTACTGTGTAACTAAGATACTCAATGGTAAGATCTTTGTATTAGAAATAGGTGGTCTCAAAGGTGGCTATGACAAGTCCACACTCATGAAACTAGCTAAGATAGCTCAGAAACACAAAGTAAATACCGTAGAGATAGAAGCTAACTTTGGTGATGGTATGTATACTGAGATCTTTAAACCAGTATTATTCAATTACCACCGTTGTAATGTAGAAGAAGTAAAGCATAGTACCCAGAAGGAAGCTAGGATTATAGACTCATTAGAGCCTGTAATGAACCAACATAGACTCATCTTCGATAGATCTGAAGTAGATAGAGACTATGAAGGTTCCAAGGAAGAACCAAGGAGACAACTGTTTTATCAGATGACTCGACTTACAAGAGACCGTGGTAGCCTACAGTATGATGATAGAATAGATGTACTGGCTATGGGTGTCAAGTATTGGTGGGAACAAATGGCTGCTGATGAAGATCAAGCCTATGTAGATAGACAACAAGAGGAGTTCTTAGATGGCATTAATAACTTTATGGCACAGACGAAAGGACAAGATCCTGAACCAATGGTTTGGAATCAGGTAAGATAATATGATTTGGTTATTATTTATAATTCACTTAGGGGGTGATCCTGTATCTGTTGTTGACTCTCGTATCGGTGATACGTTTCAGAGTGAACAAGACTGCATCAAGAGAATGAAAAGTATCTTTAAACAGGCTGATGAAGATGGTCAACCTGTACCCCCTGAGATCAACTTAGGGTGTGTTCCATTTGGTAAACAAGGAGCTTAATAAGATGAGGTCTAAGAAGGAAGGCTGTAAATGTAAGGAATGTACCTGTGAAGACTGTACATGTGACGAATGTAAAGAAGAAGCTAAGAAACTCCTAGGAGAATCTAAATGAAGGACAAAAGAAGTGCTAAAGAAATACTAAATAGTACTGTCTTCACCCCCATTACAGAATCAACTCCCTATGAACAACATGATACACAGAATACTGTGTACCCTAAAACAAAGGACAAGAAACAATATGAACGTGAAAAAAGTATCAGGCGATATAGGCAACAAGGGTTTCAATACGAGCCTTGGGAGACCTAATCCAGTACCCAGTCCAACTACACCAGCATCTCTAAAGAGCCAAGGTGTATCTAAACTGTCCACTAGACTACCCTATGACTCCTCTAGGGGTGGCATTAGGGACCATAAGGGACTGTAATGTGTGCTGCAGGGGTAGCTGCACAGCAGGCAGCAACAGGTAAACTGCCAGTGTCTACACCAGCTACTGCAGCCCTAGAATTTGCAGCAGGAGGTAGAGATCCTATACAGAACTTTAAGGAAACTACTGGTGCAGGACAAACATTCTTTCCAGCAACACCTAAAGGAAACACTACAGGTGCTAGGAAGAAAGCTAAAAGAAACTCCACTCCCGTTAAAAGAACTGGAGGAGGACTTAGAGCTAATAATCCAGCACTCTCTGGTTCAGGATTACAAATAACTTAATAGAAAGGAAATAATGCCTAAACTAAAAGGCTACAAGAACCCTACACCAGCTCCTAAGAAGACTAAGAAGAAGATGGTGAAGGTTAAGCCGAAAGGCTGTATGAAGGACTGAGTGTCGATCTGAGGCCATGTTATGGATAACCTATAGAGGACTATGGGGGAAACTAATGTGGCCTTATATCAACGATAGTAGTAGAAGTAAGATACGCCATTGGTGCAGAGATTCGCTACCTTAGGACCAATACGAGTAAATCCAAGGTGTCTCCTAGGGTGGTTCCTAGGGGGTACTAAGGGAATATTAAATACCCCCACTTAACCTACTAAGGGGAATAAGTGTTATCATGGTGGGGGTTAGGGAATATTTTAGTGGAATAATGTGAGAGGGTATATGTGATAGTAGAAAGCCGATTTTACCCCATAGGGCCACCAAAAAAACACTTGAAAAGGTCCATTATTAATCACGCGAGGCAACTTTAGGTGGTCTCATGGTGGGCAATGGTGGTCATACGGTGGGTTAGGGTGGTTACCATGTGTGTCTCATTGTGTGATGGGGTATTTGTTTTTTTATTCCTTCTATGGTCACACCATGACCACACCATGACCACACCATAAGCACACCATATATTTATTTTTTTATTTATTCATTTTATACTTGACAAGTTCTGGGATGTGGCCTATATTATCCTTAACATTAATTAACAACAAAGGAGCACACAATGGAATCAAGCTTTAGAGAATCAGGATTCGCTTTTGCCGAAGCTATTCAACATGGATACTTAACAACTATTGATCATTGTGATGGTAAGTATGCTGGGGAATGGATGTATATGCATACTGATAAGAATGGGTCTGATCATTTTAAGCATATTGACACTCGTAAATATATGATAGTAGAATACACTGATATTAATTAATAATAAAGCTTGACAAACTAATAAACAGGTCTTATATTATATTTATCATTAATTCAACAAAGGAGACACAATGAAAGTCAAGAACATGGAAAGCAGTTCAGGTAATCCTGTAGCAAATCAATTTGAAATCTACGACAATAAGCACAATTATTTTCAATCTTATAGATCCACAATTGTCCATATAGATTGGACATATGCTCCTTGTCGAGTTCAACTTGATGAGAAATATTGGAATTATTCAGCAACTACATCAAAATATCGTAATAAGTTCCTAGGAGAGAATACAAAAGAAACACAAGAAAAGATTAATAGTGGAGAGTATGTATTAGCAGACCTCAACCAATCTTAAACACTAACAAAGGGTTATACAATGAAAGTTTTAATAGCTTGCGAGTATTCAGGAAGGGTGCGAGATGCTTTCATAAAAGAAGGCCATAATGCTATATCATGTGATTTATTAGAAGGTGAAGGCTTACATTCTCATAAACATTATAAAGGCAATGTATTTGACATTATAAATAACAATTATGATCTATTGATAGCTTTTCCGCCTTGTACCCATCTTTGTTCATCAGGTGCTCGATGGTTTCCTGAAAAGATTGCAGACGGTAGACAACAAGAAGGTATTGAGTTCTTTTTAAAACTAGCAAACTGTAATATACCTAGAATAGCTATAGAGAACCCTGTTGGTATCATGTCAACACATTATAAGAAACCTACTCAATATATTCAACCATGGCAGTTTGGACATGGTGAAACAAAAAAGACTGGATTATGGTTAAAAGGTCTCAATAAGCTTGTACCTACCAATATAGTAGAAGGAAGGGAAGATCGTATTCATAAACTACCACCCTCAGAAGACAGATGGAAGATCAGAAGCACTACTTATGAAGGCATAGCCAACGCAATGGCTCAACAATGGGGGAAAAATGATGTATAGCTACATTGCAAAACTAGAGTATAACGATAGAACCAAAGAACAGATAAAAGAGGCCAGAGCATGGGGTAAAGCATTGGGGATATACGGTTTTACCGTAACTCCTAGAGGTAGTGGAGCTAGAACTCCAGAAACTAGAAAAGATGGATTAGATTTAAGACACTATGACCAAAGTTTACCTTTACCTTTGGCGGAAACTGTAAGAATATACGTTAAAACTAAGAAATAACTAACAAAGGAGACAAAATGACAGCTTTAATCGGTATTATAGGAGTAGTATTTAGCAGTTATGTAGTTATGCCAGAATGGTATGACGATAGACCCTATGGTCATAGAGCAGAACATCCTACCATGTCAGCCTGTAAAACAGCTATAGAGCACAATGACGATATATGTGCTTACACTAAGGGTTTTGGAACTGATACTTTTGGTAGTGTTGGTCAATATACTCTAGAATCCAATACAGAAACAAAAGAGAATTTAGGTAAACTTAATTGGGTAGAATGTACATATTGGGCAGGCTGTTATACCGTAGAAAGGAGAATCAAATGATAAGTGAACATACAGGTAAAGATGAAGGTTTTTCTAGGTATTCATGTGATAGATGCGATAATGGACTAGCTGGAGATAGGTGGATATGGTTTCAACTCAATGATAAGAATTATGAGGAAATGGGAGAATGCTGTAGTGATTGTTTAGAAGAAATTAATAATTAAACTGGAAAGGAATTATATAATGGATAAATACTTGACAATCTGGGATTTACTCTTTAGTGTTATGTGTATAGGCTTTTCAATACTATTATTAATCATTGCTAAATAAATAAGGTATAACTAAAATGGAATATTCAAACTTTGACGACTACCTAGAATCTGAATATACTCAAATAGACAATAGCGAATATTATGAGTGCAATGGTGCTCATATATGGCATGTAACCAACATTCAGGAAGAGTATTGGAGGATGAGAAAAGCTCCTTCAAGAACTTTCAATTATGATGAAATGCTTAATAAATGTGGAGTTGAACTATAATGAGAAATGCTTCGAATTACCTTGCAAAACTTCACGAGGACCTGGAATCTAAAAAGAATATGGTGGATAAATGGTACGCGATGAGTGAGGACTTTAATTATTGGAAGTCTCAGGAAATTCTAAGAGCTGATATAAAGCTAATAGAAGCTAAAATCATAGAAGCCTCTAAGGAAGCCTAAGAGCCGATTCTAGGCCGTCTTATTCTAACGGGTAAGGTGGCTTAGGGTAGGCCCTTAAGTGACCTTAGAAGTACAATAAGAAGGTAAAAACTACCTTTAAATAATTAATACAGGAGAGATACTATGCTTACACCTAGAGAGCAGCAAATAGTAGAGCTGGCAGTGACTACTGCTATTGATAAAGTAAAGAATAATGAAGCATTATTGACGCAGTGGCTAGAAGAAATAAAAACACCCTCTAAAGATATGATAATAAAGGATAATCCAGCATTGTAGTTGATGTAGGGAAAAATCCCTATATAGAAGTATATAAGGTAACACTATAGAAGTACTATAGAAGAACTATAGATCTAAGAAGTAAGTAAGGAAGTAAGTAAGGAAGTGTTACCTAGTGTACACTTAAGTAACACTCAAAGTATTACCAATGGTAACACTAACTCTACCATTAATAAACCTAAGGAGACTACTATTATGAAAGACTTAGTGACAGATCTAGCTAGAAACACCATGACAGATACATCAGATGACTACTACCCTAGTCAACTCACTCCTATGGAGAGAGAAGATATCAGGTTATCTGAAGTGGCAGATCATCCATACCCTGTCAGAGTAACTAAACCAGATGGTTTCAGTAATTATATCTCAGGTGTAGTATTATCAGGGTATCGGTATAACTCACTTACCAATACCCTTAGAAAGACTAAGATGCCACAGTTAACTAAGTTATCTTTAGTTACCCTGGAGACAATGATAGAAAAAGCTTGACATTCTAGCTAAGAATGTTATACTAGGGTTAGTGTTATTATTAACCAGAGTTTATTAAGCCAAGGAACTTCCAGATATAGTGTGCAGGGGATACACTGGAAGTTGCCTTGGCTTTACCTATTTATAAATGAATCCTATATTACTTTCTATAACCCTGGTTATACCATTAGCTTCCACTGGTATTGACTGGAACATCCACGAAGTACCCAACCAAATGACTATTACCTTTGAGTCAGGGGTTAAAGCTAGTTATGCCACTATGAGAGTATCATGTGATACTACATCTACTAAGAGTGGACTAGTTCTATACAAAACTAAAGATACAGATCAACAGACATGCTACCTGACAGATACCAATACCCCTATCTTAGTTAGGGCACCTTGGGAACCTGTTACTACTAAAACCTATAAGCAGTAAATAGATACGTTATTCACCGCACCAGAGGAGATGTTCTTATGACTACTCAAACCTATAAGGTAGAGCTTACATATGATACAATTGATTCTATCCTAGTACAGACCTTACAAACTCAGTTCGAGGAAGTTAGTGTCGAACTAGAGAACCGTATGGGAAAAGAAGGGAGTTATGGTATCTTCCACAGTGATAAAAGAAAAGATATAGCTGCAATTAAAGCACAGTTAAAAGCAATAGAAAAAGTATTAAAATATAATATGATAGATGAGGAGTTTAAGCTATGGAAACTAGGGCAACTTACCTAGATGTACTTGATCATGGTTTTGTACGTCTAGTTGACAGCATGGGCAGTGATCTATCTGTAGTTAGAGCTGCCAGGGTATCCTATGATGCTGCTTGGAGGGCAGGAGATGACACAGAGGGAGATAGGAAGCTTATTAACTACCTTTGGAAACACAAGCATTCTACTCCCTTTGAAGCAGTTACCTTTACCTTTGAAGTCAAAGCACCTATCTTCGTATTACGTCAGTGGCATAGACACAGAACATGGAGTTACAATGAATTATCAGCTAGGTATAAAGAGATGCCAGAAGAGTACTATGTACCTGATGTAGAGCAAATCACAACCCAGTCCACTGATAATAAACAGATGCGTACAAATGAACCAAATGAGCATTGTTTAGAGATTGGGGAGTATATAGACGAACATAACAAACAGGCATTTAGACTGTACCATAAGCTACTAGATCAAGAATGTCCTAGAGAACTAGCTAGGACTATACTTCCATTAGCTACTTATAGCCACATGTTTGCTACTGTCAACTTGCTTAATCTTATGAAGTTCTGTACTCTAAGAACACATGATCATGCTCAGTATGAAATCAGGGTATATGCTAAAGCTATGTTGGAGTTAGCTAAAACTGTAGCCCCTATTTGTCTAGCAGCATGGGAGAGGGAATCACCATGAACGATGAAGAGAAGTTCCAAGCTATTGAAGATCTATTCGATGAATCTATCAGACCAGCATTAATGGCAGATGGTGGGAACATAGAGCTAGACCTAGTAAAAGGAAATGAAGTAGTTATCAGTTTCCAGGGAGCCTGTGGTAGCTGTCCTTCTTCTTCTGGTGGTACACTTAGGGGAATCGAGAGAGCACTAAGACAGGCCATAGATCCTGAGATTGTAGTTATACCTACTAACGCTTATAAACCACCAGCTTAATATGATAACCGTACAAATCAGTTACAGCATAGCAACTTTAATATCTGCCTATTCGGTAGTATTCCAGTGGATGCCAAGAGTAGGCGTTCTACTTGGGTTCTTCATGCAGTTTGCATGGGTACACTACTGGTATACTACGGGACAGATGGGTATTATCATTCTGGATAGTGGAATACTATTAATATACATCTTACGATTAATACAGTACTGGAGGGAGAGATGCTCAACAGACAAAAGTTACTAGAAGCAGAGATGGTATCCCTAGGTGTCAAGAGATACCGAAAGGAGAACTCAGAAGCTAAGAAGGGGAAGCATGAAGCTACCACACCAGCAGGTATCCAGTTCATTAGGAAGTCATGCTCTAAGGTATCTAATGCTATTGATACCCTGCATAAAGAGATGGTCAGTGGTAAGCCTATCAAGTACAATGTAGATGCAGTCAAGAGACTGGCTGAGTTGCCCTCAGATGTGATATCTTTCCTTGCTCTTAAGGGATGTATCAATCACCTGAGTACACCAGTGAAACTAGTTAAGGTAGCCCTAGAGGTGGGTGGGTTTATTGAAGATGAAGCTAGGTTTAGGAACTTTAGAGAGACTAACCCTGCTCTATTTGCTGTGGTCTCTAGGGATCTAGCAAAGAGAACCACCAACTACAGAAAACAAAAGAGAGTACTAGCTCACTCCAGTATTAAAGCTGATGTGGTATGGGAAAACTGGCTACCAGGTAACAAGGTGAGACTAGGGCAGCTACTAGTGGAACTAGTGTGTGATGCTACAGGTATCTTTGAGATACGTAAGCAGACTAAAGATGTTCAAGGTAAGTACAAGCAGGTATACTGGCTGGAAGCTACAGAAGCTTCCCTGAAATGGATAGACGGTAAGAACTCAGTGTGTGAACTATTGAGTCCTGTGAAGTTACCATGTATCATTAGTCCTCGCAAGTGGACCTCAGTGTACACTGGTGGCTACTACCAGTACACCAACATGAACCTGGTGAAATCTAATGATGACACCTATATGCAACAGCTAGATAGTTCTAATTTAAAGGAGGTATTTCATGCAGTTAACACAGTCCAAGAAACTGGATGGAGAGTCTCTCCGAAAGTCTTTGAAGTCATGGATAGACTCTTTGACTCACAGGCAAGTTGTGGCGTTATACCAGAATTTGGAGAACGGCACATGGAACGTCCGTATCCAAAGCACGGAACTAAAGAAGAAATAATAGAGTGGAAACGTGAAGCAACACTCATGTATTCTGATAACCAACGTAGGAAAACAAAGCGCATCCAATTCAGTCAATTGATGTGGATGGCTAGGAAGTTTAAAGATGAAAAAGCTATATACTTTCCGCATACGCTCGATTTCAGAGGTAGACTTTATGCAAACACAGCTTTCCTCAACCCCCAAGGAGAAGATTCAGCAAGAGGACTACTTGAGTTCTCTAGAGGAAAACCTCTTGGAGCTTCAGGATACGCATGGCTCAAGGTACACATTGCAAACTGTTTCGGGGAAGATAAGATCTCCCTCGAAGAAAGGGTAGAGTGGACAGATGAACATTCGGACGACATTATGTTGTGTGGCATTGATCCTCTTACTAGCCGTATGTGGATGGACGCTGATAAACCCTGGCAGTTCCTTAGGGCTTGCATGGAGTTCACTTGCTGTAACGGGAATGTTGATTACATCAGCCATCTGCCTATCACGGTAGACGGTTCTTGTAATGGACTGCAGCACTTCTCAGCTATGCTCAAGGATGAAGTAGGTGGATGTGCTACTAACTTAATACCATATGATCAACCACAGGATATCTATGAGATCGTTAGAGAACATACTGTTACTCGCATTAGTCGTGATACTGATAGTGAGTTTTTATTTTGGCATAAAGTCCTCAACAGAGGGCTGGTAAAACGTCCAGTAATGACCACACCTTATGGAGCTACACTTTATGGAATGCGTGAGCAAATACATCAGGAACTTAAAAAACAGTTGGACAAAGGAGTACAATTTCAAGGCATTGACGCTACTAGTGATCTATGGCCTCATTGCAAGTACCTTGCTTCTCATATTTATGAAGCTATTGGCGAAGTTGTTATATCTTCTAGGGTAGGCATGAAGTGGCTACAGGATGTGTCCAGGGCAATGAGTAAGGCAGACAGGCCCATCTACTGGACACTTCCTACAGGCTTCATAGTTAAACAGAAGTATATCAAGTCAGTGGTAAAGGAAATTAAGACAGTTATAAACGGACGTATGGCTTCTCTCTATGCTGGAGTTCTACATGATGACCAGCGTATGGATAAGTCCAGACAGGTGAATGGTATTGCTCCTAACTTTGTTCATAGCTTAGATGCTTGTCACCTAATGATGACTATAGTTAAAGCTAAGGATGAGTATGGGATAGAAGACTTCTCTGTAGTTCACGATAGCTTTGGGACTCATGCGTGTGACATAGAGCAGCTAGGGATGGTCCTAAGAGAAACTTTCTGTGAACTATATACAGGAGACATATTACTAAACTTTAAAAAGGAACAGAGGGATATTAAATTACCAGAGTTACCACAGTTTGGTGAGTTGGATATTAAAGAAGTCTTGGACAGTGAATTCTTTTTTAGTTAAGTGTTGACTTCCTCGCTTAGAATGTTATACTGAAGTTAAGTTAATTTAGACACGCAAACAAAGGAGGTGTCAGCAAGTGAGTAGTTTTTCAGCAAATGCAGATGTAGTTAAAGTATCCGAAGGAATGATTAAGATGATGGAAGTATTGGAACGATTTAGTAAGGCTGAGAAGTATGCCATAGTCTCAGCAGTGTTCAACTGTATGTACAACAATAAGTTTCATGGTAGGCGGTCAGTCACTGACCTTATGGGAGCAGCAGATAACATGCGTAGTGAATGCAAGAGATTGAAGATACCCGAATTCGGGGGAGCAGAGAAATTCATCCAAGGAGAATTATAATATGGCAAATCAAATGTACATCACCCCAGTAGGAACAGCAGTGTATCCGTGGTTGAACAATCCTGATACACGCTTTGATGCTGATGGTGTATACCAAGTTACACTACAGCTTAGTAAGGAAGACACCAAGCCTATCAATGCAGTAGTAAAGCCTTTGATGGATGGTGGTAAGAACAATCCTATCAAGCCAGAGTTAGATGACCAGGGTAATGCTACAGGAAATTACCTAGTTAAGTTTAAGTTGAAAGCCCTTGTTAAACCTAAGAAGAGTGAACCTTTCACCCAGTCTCCTGTCTTACTAGATGAGGATGGCAATAGATTGGATGCCTTGATTGCTGGTGGTTCCAAAATGAAGATTGCTTATGAACCATTCGCATACAGTGCAATGGGTGGTGGCGTATCTTTGAGAGTTAAGAAAGTTAGGATGGCTAAAGGTGGTCTTATTGAGTATGTTGCAAAGGATGCTAACTTAGATTGGGGAGATGATTGTGTTGACAAACCTAAGAAAGAGGAACCAGTAGTTGAGGTAGCAGTATTAGACGATATGTCTAGTCCTGATTTAGATGATGAAGATTTCTAGTTCGCAGTTACGGAGGGGTATGATAGAGGGGTATCGTTCAGGATTAGAGCGTGACATAGGATGTCAGCTTAACACCAGTAAAGTACGGTGGTCTTTTGAATCTGAACGTATCCCTTATACCCCTAAGGAGAGAACCTACACTCCAGATTTTATATTAAAAGGTCAAGCAATTAAGATCTATATAGAGTCTAAAGGTAGGTTCCTCCCCGCAGATAGATCAAAGCACCTATTAATTCAGAAGCAACATCCCGATTTAGATATTCGGTTTGTCTTTAGTAACCCTAAGCAGAAAATAAATAAAGGGAGCAAGACAACATATGGAGACTGGTGCGATAAACATGGATTCCAGTATGCAACAAAATGGGTTCCAGAAGACTGGATCAGACAGTGTTTGGATGGGTCAGGAGTCGTGCCCAGAGTGTGGGTCTAAGGATAACTTATCGAGGTATGACGATGGACATGGTTATTGTCATGGTTGTAAGTATTATGAGCACAGCGATAGTGACTCTAGTACTACTACTCCAAGCCCAGCTAAGAAGAAACAAGGTTCAACACAATCTTATAATATCATACGAGGTAATTATGAGTCTCTGGAGAAAAGAAAAATCTCAGCAGAGACTTGCAGAAAAGCTGGCTATAGTATCGGGGAATACAATGGGGAGAGGTGTCACATTGCCTCCTTCATCAGGGACGGACAGGTTGTGGGTCAAAAGTTACGACTAAAAAACAAAGACTTCAGAACCTTAGGTGACTGCAGTGGACTATGGGGTAAACACCTATGGTCCACTGGTAAGAAGATAGTAATAACAGAAGGAGAAATTGATGCACTCAGTGTGGCAGAAGCTCAGAACTCTAAGTGGCCTACGGTATCGATACCTAGTGGGGCTGGTAATGCTAAGAAGTCAATTAGTAAAGATCTTGAGTGGCTCCTTGGCTTCGAGGAGATTATTCTCATGTTCGATATGGACCCCGTTGGTCAGAAGGCGGCTACGGAATCTGCAGAACTCTTCCCACCAGGACGCTGCAAGATTGCTAGACTCACAAAGAAGGATGCCAACCTCGTACTTATCGAGGAAGGAGGATCAGCTCTAGTAGATGCCATCTGGAGAGCAAGAGTATTTAGGCCAGATGGTATCATTGCTGGGGAGGACACTTGGGATCTAGTAAGTACTGACATAAGTGAAAGTGAACATCTTTATCCTTGGGATGGACTTAATGAAAAAACTCTTGGGGCACGAAGGGGTGAGCTTGTTACCTTTTGTGCAGGAACTGGTGCTGGGAAGAGTACCACGGTCAAAGAGATTGCTGCTTACTTTCTCGCTAAGGGTGAGACGCTTGGTTATATTGCACTTGAAGAAAGTGTTAGACAAGCAGCATTAGACTTCATGTCGATTCATGCTAACAAGATGTTACACTTGGAGAAAAATTTAGATGAGAAATATCTTAGGGATACTTGGGAAGCGGTATTTGCCGACAATCGCCTATATCTGTACGATCACTGGGGGAGCGTTGATGTTAATCTCTTATCTACTAGGATCAGGTACCTCGCTCGAAGCTGTAATGTTGGTTGGATTGTACTTGATCATCTCTCTATTATGGTGTCAGGCATTGAAGGTGGAGACGAAAGAAGATTGATTGATAATATCATGACTACCCTACGGAGTCTAGCAGAAGAACTCAACATAGGAATGTTCATAGTCTCACATCTTAAGAGACCTCAACAAGGAAAGGGACACGAAGATGGTAAACAAGTCACTCTGTCAGATCTTAGAGGGTCAGGAAGCATTGCTCAACTCAGCGATTTCGTCATTGGACTTGAACGAGACCAACAGTCGGACGGTGAGACCAATATTAGAGTTCTTAAAGCAAGATATAAGGGCGCATCTACTGGACTTGCAGGGAACCTCTTCTATAACACCAACACAGGTAGACTTAGTGAGTGCGGCAGAAGCACAGTGGGACAGGATAGATCAATTGGACAAGAGGCTTTCTAAAGTAGAGGTAGCCACTGATGCAGCCTGTAATGCAGCACTGACTAGGATGTATTTAGTTGAATGTAACACGAAGGACAATAATAAAAAGATAGCTGCACTAGAAGATATATCATTGCCGAAGAAAACCATCTTTAACGAAAGGTTAATGGAATGAATCTTGATCTAGTAGTTGATATAGAAACAGATGGACTGCTACCTGATGTCACAAAGGTACATTGCATAGGGATGACAGTAGTAGGAGCCTTAGCTGGTCAAGTCTTTGCTAACTATGAGCCTTATGATTGTCTTGAAGATGCTCTAGAGATCATGTCTACAGCTAAGTCTTTAACAGGACATAACCTCATAGGGTATGACCTTCCAGTTCTTAAGAAGGTACTAGGGTGGACACCAAGTAAGAGTACAGAGATCATAGACACCCTGGTTATGTCACGCCTTTGCCACACTAGTCTTAGAGAAGTGGATGCCAAGGAGAAATTCCTAGCACCTAAACTCTGGGGTAGTCACAGTCTCAAAGCTTGGGGATTACGACTAGGAGTGGAGAAGATAGAGCTAGCAGGTGAGGATGTTTGGTCTGAGTTTACTTTTGAAATGGGTGAGTACTGTGTGCAGGATGTCAATGTTACTACTATACTTAAGGAACACTTTGAGGAACTGCCATACAGTGATGAAGCTATCCAGTTAGAGCATGAGTTTGCTAAAATAATACAACGTCAAGTTGAGTATGGGTTTAGCTTTGACATTAAGAAAGGCCAGGAACTATATGTTAGTCTACTTCAACGCCAAGAGACATTAGGCAAAGGACTTAGGAAAGCTTATGGTAGTTGGTATGTTTCTGATGGAGAGCTTACTCCTAAGAAGAGTAACAAGGCTAGAGGTTATACTGCTGGTGATAAACTTACACGTATCAAGAAGATAGAGTTCAATCCTAACAGTAGAGATCACATCTCTCTTAAGCTTAAGCAGCAGGGCTGGAGTCCTAAAGACTTTACTCCTAATGGCAAACCTAAGATAGATGAATCAGTACTTAGTAAATTAAATCTACCTAACTGCAAAGAATTAAAGGAACACTTCTTAATAAGTAAACGTATCTCACAACTAGCGGAGGGTGATAATGCTTGGCTTAAACTGGAACGGAATGGACGTATCTATGGTGGGGTTAATACTAACGGTGCAGTCACTGGGCGTTGTACTCATAGCCGCCCTAATGTCGCTCAAGTCCCTGCCTCATACAGTCCGTACGGTACTGAGTGTAGGTCTTTGTTTAGAGGGGGTAAAGACAGGCTTCTTGTTGGTTGTGATGCTGATGGCCTTGAACTCAGGGCTTTAGCAGGATACCTTAAACGATTTGATGGAGGAACCTATGCAGAAGCAGCAGTCAGTGGGACTAAAGAAGCTGGAACTGACATACATACTATCAATATGCGAGCACTTGGAATCGACTCAAGAGATGTTGCTAAGACTTTTTTCTACGCATTCATTTACGGAGCAGGAGACGCTAAACTTGGTACAATTCTTGGTGGAGGAGCGAAGAAGGGTAGAGATTCCAGAGCTAGTTTTCTGGCTGGAGTCGATGGTCTTATGGAGCTTACCAACAGAGTTAAGCAGGTATTCAGAAGGCGTGGGCATCTCGTTGGTTTGGACGGACGGAAACTCCACATTAGAAGCGAGCACTCTGCTTTGAATACACTGTTACAGAGTGCAGGTGCAGTCCTAATGAAGAAGGCTTTGATCTTATTGGATCAGAAACTTCAGGTGGAAGGTATGAAACAGGGAGTAGACTATGAATTTGTAGCTAATATTCACGATGAGTTTCAGATTGAGGTATACTATAAATATGCAGAAGTCATCGCACAACATGCAGCTGAATCTGTTTCACGAGCTGGAGCCTACTTTGAGTTTGACTGCCCACTTTCCGCAACTAGCCACATTGGAGAGAATTGGAGCCAGACACATTGATTCCATAGAGGAGCTGGCTAAACTATGGTCCAATAGTATTTCCATGTGTATGACCAATTGTCCTTATAAGAAAAGTAAGGAGTATGATAAGTACAGACGTAAGGTAGTGTCAGGATTCATAGCTTGGCTCTTTGAATACAGCTGCCAGGATTGTGGTGAATCTAATCCAACAAAGATTCTAGATTGCCACCATCTAGATCCTGAAATCAAAACAGATTCAGTATCGAGGATAGTTGCAAAGGGTAAGTACGTAAAGGCTGTAGAGGAGTTGTTAACCTGTGCTTATTTATGCAACGTCTGTCACTATAAACGACACGCTAACTTAGGAGATTTAGATGAAGACTTCACGGCTATTAATAGACGGAGACATACTTACATACAGAACTTGTTGGGCGTGCCAGACGCAGGTACAATGGGATGATGACATAGTTACCACAGCTACTAACTTAAAGGAAGCAAGGTCACAAGCTTTGTCTACCGTAAACTACTGGCAGGAACAGTTGGGTGTGAGTGAGGTGGTCATATGTTTCTCTCCTAAAGGTGGAAAATATTTTAGACACAATATTTTAGAGAGCTACAAGGCTACAAGAAAAGCCTCACAGAAACCTATGGGATACCATTCTCTAGTGGACTACTTAAAGAGCACCTTTGAATATGTTCAGGTTCCTATGCTAGAAGCTGATGATACCCTGGGTATCCTAGCTACCAATGGTGAGTACGCTCGTAACATTATCGTCAGTGTTGATAAAGATATGCTAACGATACCATGTGAGTACTACAACATAGACAAGCAGACTACTGAGGTTATCACTGAGAAAGCTGCAGATCATATGCACCTATACCAGACACTAGTGGGTGACTCTACAGATAACTACAAGGGGTGTCCAGGTGTTGGACCTAAGAGAGCTACAGATATACTTACGTGGGTTCCACAGTGGGCTGGTGTATTAGCAGCATTTATTAAAGCAGGACTGACAGAAACTGAAGCACTAGTACAGGCACGAGTGGCTCGTATCTTAAGAGCTGATGATTATAACTTTGATACAGGAGAGGTGAAATTATGGGAGCCGTCAAAAAACTAATGTACTGTGAAGAGTGTGGAAAAGAAACAACAGATCACATGACCTACTGTTCTGAAATTCTAGAGGAGGATGATAAGATGAATGACCAATGGAAAGGCGGAGCTACCAACATCAGACCTACTTACTATGCTAAGTATAAGATAGATCCTTGGACCTTTATTATTAAGAACCAATTAGGCATGGACGTAGGTAGTGTAGTTAAATATGTAGTCCGACACCAAGATAAGAACGGAGTCGAAGACTTAAACAAAGCAATTAAATGTATTGAAATGATGAAGGAACATTATTATAATGACAAAGGTTAAAGGGTATAGTAAAGAGAAGATGGATAAACAACTTAAGTTAA